ATTAAGAGGCTGGCAACTATTTTAGCGGTGGAACACACCGCTTATTGTGCCGATAGAGGACAAGTACGGCAACTTGTGCGGCTGGTATCCTCTAAGGGCGCAGCGCTGCGAGGTAGTAGAGGCAGCAGGGCGGGTGTATCTGCGCTATCTGTTTGCAAACGGGGAGCATGGGGCTATTGAGTTTGAAAAAGTGGGAATTATGACCGATTTTGAGTATAACGACGACCTTTTCGGAGAGCCGAACGACACGCTTAAGCCGACAATGCAGCTGTTACATACGCAAAATGAGGGTATTGTAAACGCAGTAAAAAACTCTGCAAGTATCCGCTTTCTGGCAAAGGTGGCAAATATGCTGAAACCAGAGGATATAAAGAAAGAGCGAGAGCGATTTACAGAGGAAAACTTAAGCGCAGACAACAAAAGTGGCATGATTATTTACGACAACAAATTTAGCGAGCTTAAGCAGATTGAAAGCAAGCCATACACGCCAAACGCATTGCAGATGCAGCAAATACAAGACAGCGTTTGCACGCATTTTGGTACAAATATGGACATATTGCAGAATAAATTTAATGAGGAAACGTGGAACGCCTACTATGAGGGCAAAATAGAGCCGTTTGCTATCCAGCTATCACTTGTTATGTCAAATATGACGTTTACGCAGCGGGAGCTTGCACACGGCAACGCCATTACATTTAGCGCAAACCGTCTGCAATACGCCTCAAACGCCACCAAGCTGCAAGTAAGCACGCAGCTTTTTGACCGTGCATTATTAAACCGTGACGGCGTTATGGATATTTGGAATATGCCGCACGTTGAGGGCGGTAGTAAGTATTATATCCGCAAGGAATATGCAGAGGTAAGCGAACTGAACAAAGGCAGCGACCAGCCGCCAGTTGTTACGCAGCCATTGCCGCAGGACGGGCAGCAGACCACAGAGCCAACAGCGGGAAACGAACCGCCGAAAGAGGGAACGAAACCAGAAGAGAAAGAGGGTGTAAATGATGCCAGTTAAGCAGGACAGAGAATATAGAGCGCTGGCAGCGCTGTTATCGGTGCAGCAGGCAACAAAAAGGATAGATACGGACTACTACGTAGAGGGATACGCCACCACGTTTGACAAGCCGTATTTTTTGTATGAGTTTGACGGCGTAAAGTTTTACGAAAGAATAGACGCACACGCTTTGGACGGTGCGGACATGAGCGACGTTATTATGCAGTACGACCATGAGGGCAGGGTATTTGCCAGACAGTCAAACAAAACGCTTATTTTAGTGCCAGACCATAAAGGGCTTTTAGTGGCAGCTGATTTAGGTAAGACAGACCTTGCAAGGGGGCTGTATCAGGATATTGATGCAGGCATGATAACTAAAATGTCATGGGCTTTCACAGTAAAAGAGGACAGCTACGACAGAGCCACACACACCAGAACAATACTAAAAATTAAAAAGGTTTATGATGTATCAGCCGTGAGCATACCAGCAAACGGCGATACTGAAATAAGCGCCCGTAATTTTGCCCGTAGGAGTTATGAGGCAGAAAGGCAGGAGTTGCTTAACAGACGGGTGCAGCTACTAAAGATTAGAGCCAGTTTATAAGAAAAACCAGAAAAGGAGATTTAAAACAATGAGATTAAAGGAAATCGAGGCAAGATTAGCACAGATTAAGCAGGAGCTTACCACAAGAGCAGCAGAACTGAAAGAGGATGAGATTACAGCGTTAGAGGCAGAGGTAACAGCTTTGCAGGAAGAGAGGGCGGCTATTGTGGCTGCGGCTGAAAAGCGTACAGCGCTGCTTGCAAGAATTGCAAACGGCGAGCCAGTAGGCGACGACGGCGACGGCGCAGAGCCTACCGTACTTAGAAATTTTAGAGGCGCTGGCGGCGAGGGCGACGGAGAGCAGGACAAATACGGCAGCATGGCATACAGAAAAGCATTTATGCAGTATGTGTGCCGTGGTGTAGCCATTCCTGCGGAATACAGAGCAGACGCAGTAAGCACCACTACTGACGTAGGCGCAGCAATTCCTACGACCGTACTTAACCAGATTGTAGAGAAACTGGAAAGCACGGGCATGATTTTGGCACTTGTTACCAGAACTGCATACAAGGGCGGCGTATCCATTCCAGTATCCACAGTTAAACCTACTGCAACATGGGTAAACGAGGGCGCAGGCAGCGACAAGCAGAAAAAGAACATTGCCAAAGACGGCATGATTACTTTTGCATACCATAAGTTGCGCTGCGCAGTGGCGGTATCTCTGGAAGTTGATACAATGGCAATCAGCGCTTTTGAGACATTGCTTATCAACAATATTGTAGAGGCAATGACAAAAGCGTTAGAGCAGTCTATCATTGACGGCAACGGCGCAGGCAAACCGAAAGGTATTTTAGCCGAAGAGGTAGCAGCAGGGCAGGAAATCGAAAGCGCAGCGCCTGCATACGCTGACCTTATCGCAGCAGAGGGCGCATTACCGCAGGCATACGAAAACGGCGCTGTATGGTGCATGAGCAAAAAGACCTTTATGCAGTATTACGGCTTGACAGACAACAACGGGCAGCCTATCGGCAGGGTAAATTACGGCATTGCAGGAAAGCCAGAGAGAACACTTTTAGGCAGACCAGTAGTGTGCTGCGATTATGTAACCAGCTTTGCTGCATCTGTTGCGGACGGCACAAAGTTTGCTTTCCTCTTCAACTTCAAGGACTATGTGCTTAACACCAATTACGCTATGGGTGTTAAGAAGTACGAGGACAACAACACAGACGATATGGTAACTAAGGGTATCATGCTGGCAGATGGCAAGGTAGTTGATAAGAACAGCTTAGTTGTTATCAAGAAAATTGCATCTGCATAAGGCAGAGAAAGCGAGGTATAAGGCATGAAAAAAGGGCATTTAGACGTTAAGCAGCTGGAAAGCTATAAAAAAGCTGATTTGCAGGCACTGGCAAGAGAGCTGGGCGTAAGCGACGAGGGGACAGTTAAAGAGATTGCCGCCAGATGCGCAGAGGTTGAGGTAGAAATACCAGACAAAAGCGAGCTTACGGAAGAGGAAAAGGCGGCAGCAGAGCAGGCAGCCAAAGACGAGGCAGCAAAGGCAGCGGGAAAGGTAAAGGTAGAGGCTGTAAAGCGTTACCTTGACAAGAAACTTAACCAGATTAAAGAGGCTGGCAGCACGTTTTATGTGGATAAATCCAGAGCTGACGAGCTGGTAAGTGCAAAAATGGTAAAAATCATTGAATAAGCAGCAGGGCTACGGCGACGTAGCCCGCTTGCATTTTCAGAAAGAGGGTGCAGGAAATGGCAGCAGATGCCACAACATTAACAGAAAAGATGCGGGCAGCGCTGCGTATCAGCAGCCTTAATGCAAAAATCACAGAAGAAATAGAGGACTGCATAGCAGCGTGCAAAGCCGATTTGAAAAACGACGGCGTAAAAGCGATTGATGAGACAGACAAGCTGATTATCAGAGCTATTACGCTGTACTGCAAGGCTGAATTTGGCTATAACAACAATGCGGAAAAATTCAGAAAATCATACGATACGCTTAAGATGCGCTTAGCAATGTCTAGGGAGTACAATACAGCGCCGCAAGTGTCCGAAACGGACACCGACAGCGGGGAAAGCGAGGCGTAAAGTGGCAAACTGGGTGGACGAATTAACGCTTGTAAAAGAGACAGAGGCAGCAGGCAGGGTAAACAAAAACGGCTTTCCAGAAAAGCCAGAAGAAAGCAAGCGTACTGTATTTGCTAATAAGAAATCGGTAGGCTACAGCGAGTATTTTAAGAGCCAGCAGACGGGCAAAGTGGTAGAGGCAAAGTATGACGTACACAAGGCAGATTATGAGGGCGAGGACACCGTAGAAGATGCAGACGGCAAGCGCTTTTTTGTGCTTAAAACATACGACATAGACGACGATACCATAGAGCTTACATTAACCGATTTACGCCACAAGGAAACGGGGGCGTAAATATGGGAGAGTTTACGACAGTTGGCTTAGAAGATGTTATAGAGGCATTTAGCAGGAGAGAGCAGGCGACGGTTGAGGCAGTACCAAAGATGCTTAAAGCTGGTGCAGATGTGCTGATAGAGGCACAGAAAGCAGAGGCAAAAGCTATGGGGATTGAGGAAACGGCAGGCTTTATAAATTCCATTAAAGCTACTGCCATAAAGGGAAATGATACGGAAAAGTACGTAGAAGTTTACCCGCAGGGCAGGGCAAAACACGGAAACGACAGAAAAGGCGACAAAAGCAACGTGCGTTACGCAACCATAGGCTTTGTAGCGGAATATGGGACAAGCAGCCAGCAGGCACGCCCATATATGACGGCAGCCAACAGCAAGGCGCACGAAAAAGTAGTAGCAGCACAGCTGGAAGAATGGGAGAAAGCGCAAAATGGATAGCTTAAAAGAGGTATTAGAAAGCGCAGGGCTGCCAGCCGAGAGGGGCGTATACACGGGCAAGAAAAAGCCGCCTGCATATTATACCTTTTTGCGAATTGGCAAAGGTGCCGCAATCAATGCAGACGATAAGCAGGACGGCAGCAAAGAGCTATACAGAGTTACGCTTTTTCATAAAGGCGACTTTGAGGCGCAGTTAGAAAAAACACTGGAAGTGCTGACGGCAGCAGGCGCTTACATTAACGGCGTAGACACAGAGAACTACGAAACAGATACGGGCTACTGGCTTGTACCTATCACAATCGAAATTTTAAAGGAGTGACAAAACAATGACATTAGGTTTAAGAGATTTGTACTATGCACTCTGCACAGAAACAGAGGCAGACGGCGGCGTAACAGAAGAGTACGGCGCACCTAAGAAAATGGCTGATATTATGACAGCCGAGTTATCGGTATCCACGGCAGACGCAACACTGTACGCAGATGATGTGCTTAGCGAAAGCGCCACAGAATTTGCCAGCGGCAGCCTTAAATTGAAAGTAAAAGAGCTTACGCCAGAAGTGCTTGCAGAGTGTCTGGGGCAGCTTTTGGACAAAAATAAAGTAGTATGGGCTGGCAAGGATAACGAGCCGCCTTATATTGCTATTGGCTTTAGAGCGCCTAAGAAAAACGGGCAGTTTAAGTATGTTTGGCTGCTTAAGTGTAAGTTTAAAATCCCGTCTGAAAAGTACGAAACAAAAGGGGAAAGCATTACTTTCCAGACACCAGAGGTAGAGGCAATCTTTACCGTAAGAAAGAAAGACGGACTTTGGAAAGCAGACTTTGTAGGCTCGCCAACAGATGCAGCCGCCGCAACATGGTTTACGGCAGTACCAGAGCCAGCAGAGGCGTTAGAAACAGCATAAGCAAATAGGGAAAGGAGAAAGGCGTAGCAATGTGGCTGCGCCTTAAATTTTATTATGAGCGCTATACAGAGTGGAGCATACCCAGTAACACTGAACGGGAAAGAGTACGGGTTATTATTTTCATTAAACGCATTAGATGCAATCCAAGACAAATTCGGCGGCTACGACAAGTTGCATGAGGTATTTAATGCAAATAACCAAAACTGGATAAAAGATACAAAATGGTTACTTGCATTGCTTATCAACGAGGCAATGTTAGCAGAGAATGAAGAGGCAGAGTTACTGCCAGAGGAAAAGGTAGGCAGAATGGTACACTCTGGCAATTTGCAAGATATACAGACTGCCATTTATGCCGCTTTCTCTAAAGGTACAGCAGGCGACGGAGAGCAGACAGAGGATAGCAGCGAAGAGACAACAGAGGGGGAAACACAAGCCGTGCAGGAAAGTTAGACACTGCACGGCTTTTATATATCGCAATGGTGCTTTTACGGTACAAGGAGTGCGAGGCATGGAGAAAGACACCATACCAGATACTGACACTGTTTAAGTACCACAAAGAGTATAACCCGCACATTTTCAAGCAGGAAAAGGCGGTAGCGGCAGCAGGAGCAGAGGAACTGGACGACATAGACATAGCTTTAGGGGGCTTTTAATTTATGGCTGATAAGACAGAAAATATAAAAACACGGCTTAGCTTTGACGGCGAGGCACAGTACAAGGCAGCTTGCAAAGAGATTAACAGCACCCTAAAGGTGCTTAATTCAGAAATGAAACTTGTAACTGCTGAATATAAGGACAATGCCAATAGTGCAGAGGCGCTGCGGGCAAAACAGAACGTATTACAAAAGACCTACGACGAGCAGGCAAAAAAAGTAAAAGAAACCGAGGTAGCTTTAGAAAGATGCAGGAAAGCTACGGGCGACAGTAGCGAGGAAAGCAAAAAACTAGAAACGCAGCTAAATTATCAAAAAGCAGCGCTGGTAAAGACCGAGCAGGAGTTAGGGAAAACAGCAAACGAGCTGGAAAACGCAGGCAAGGCAGCAGACAGCATGGGGAAAGAAATAGAAGATAGCGGAAAGCAGGCAGAGGACGCAGAGGGAAGATTTAACAAACTTAAAAGCGTTATGTCTGGGATTGGCAGCGCAGTTGCAACGGGTGTAGCAGCACTCGGGACAGCAGCGCTGTCTGCCGCTACGGGGTTGGCAGCACTTACGGTATCTGGCAGCAATTATGCTGACGATATTTTGACTATATCCGCAAACACGGGGATAGCAACAGACAGCTTACAAAAGTACCAGTATGCACTTAATTTCATTGACGGCGACATAGACACGCTGACAAAAACAATGGAAAAACAAAAGCAGCAGATGGGAAACGCAGCCGAGGGCAATAAGATAGCGCAGGCAGCTTATGATAGGCTGGGTATTTCCGTACAAAACGCAGACGGTAGTTTTAGGGACAGTGAAGAGGTTTACTGGGAAGTAATAGACGCACTGGGAAAAGTGACGGACGAGGTAGAGCGTGACAATCTGGCAACAGATTTGCTGGGAAAATCCAGTAAAGACTTGCGTACTGTTATCGAGGCTGGCAGCGAGGCGTTTAAGGCATACGGAGAAGAGGCAGAAAACATGGGCGCAGTAATGAGCGGGGACAATCTTAACGCTCTAGGCTCTTTCAATGATAAAATACAGCAGCTTAAGGCTGGAATGGGCGGCTTAAAAAATGCAGCCGCAATGATAGCACTCCCGTTTTTGGACACATTGGCAAGCGACGGCGTGAGCATATTAAGTGATTTTACAACGGGTATACAAAACGCCAACGGCAATATGGGAGAAATGGCAAGCGTGGTAGGCAATACGCTTAGTAAGGCTGTAGGAATGATAGCAGAAAAGTTGCCAGAATTTGTAAACATGGGTGTAAGCATGATTACATCACTTGTAGAGGGGCTGGGGCAGAATTTGCCGACAATCACAAGCGCTGCGGTGCAGATTATTACAACACTGGTGCAGGGCATCATACAGCTATTACCACAGCTGATAGAGGGGGCAGTACAGATTATTGCACAGCTGGCTACGGGACTTGCAGAGGCATTACCGCAGTTAGTACCGCAGCTGGTAGAGCTTATGCTATTTATCGTGGAAACATTGGTAAATAATATACCGTTACTGATAGATGCAGCACTACAGCTTATTACGGGGTTGGCGCAGGGCTTAATTGATGCAATCCCCGTTATTATTGAGAAATTGCCACAGATTATAACGGCAATCATTAACGCCTTAATAGAGGGTATACCGCTTATTATCGAAAGCGCAGGCGAGATAATGATAGCGTTGATAGACGGGTTGATTACGGCAATACCACTGCTGATAGAGGCAATACCGCAGATTATAACGGCTATTGTAGAGGGCTTAATAACTGGGCTGCCGCTGATACTGGAAACGGTAGGCACTATGGTAATTGATGTAGTGGCAAAGTTTGGCGAGCTTGTAACGCAGATACCGCCAGTAATAGGCGAGGCAATTACACGACTTGTAGAATGGGGTACACAAATGCAGGAGCAGGCTGCAACGGCAATGACAGCACTGCTTAACAAAGTAGTCACAACGCTTAAGGAGCTGCCTGCAAAAATCTGGAACACCATTATAACGTGCGTAACCAAAATTGCAGAGTGGGGCGTAAAAATGCAGGAAAAAGCAAAGAGCGCCATTGCAAACGTGGTAACGAGCATTGTAAACGGCTTTACCAGCCTGCCTAGCAAAATGGCAGAAATTGGCACAAATATTGTGCAGGGCATATGGAACGGTATAAACAATGCAAAAGACTGGATACTGGACAAAATCAAGGGATTTGGCGACGCAGTATTAGACGGTTTAAAGTCTTTCTTTGGAATTGCCAGCCCGTCAAAGCTGATGCGTGACCAAGTGGGCGTATTTCTTGCGCAGGGTATCGGCGTAGGATTTGAAAAGGAAATGCGTAACGTATCACGGACAATGCAGAACAGCATACCGAGAGAGTTTGACGTAGACAGCAAGGTAAATGTACACGGCAGTAGCAGGACGCACACAGACGGCGACCAGCAGGGAGATACACCAGCAGGCGGCGTAGTTGTAAACCAGTACATATACGCAAATGAGACAAGCTACGCTAAGCAGCAGAAAGAGGCAGCTAAGCAGATGCGGCTTGTAGTAAGGACGGTGTAAGTATGGACTATGAGAAACTGATATATACAAATGAGAACGGGGAAAGCCTAGTGTTTTCCCCGTTAAGTACATTTCATTGCAATATTGCCAATGACTGCACCGGCATAAGTGATATAAGCAATACGCTGTACACCAGCAACAGCATGGGGCAGCACGGCGACACGCTCATAAGCCAGAGAATAGAGCCGAGGGAAATACAGCTTGTGGGATATATCAACAGCAGGGATAAAGACATAACTTTACAGCTGCGCCGCAAGATGCAGAAAATACTTAACCCAGAGCTTAACGCTACGCTTATGTATGTGTATAAAGATTTTGTGCGGGTTATTGATTGCAAAATTGATAATGCACCAGTATTCACACGCTCTAAAATATTCCAGAAATACGTAATACAGCTGGTATGCCCTAACCCGTTCTGGCGGGAAGAGGTAGAACAAAAGGAAGATATAGCCAGCTGGATTGCTGCGCTGGAATTTGAGCTTGAAATACCAGAGGACGAGGGCATAGAGTTTGGATACCGTGAGCCGTCTGTTATCGTAAACGTGTATAACGAGGGCGACGTAAAAGCGGGTATGCGCATTGAGTTTAGAGCAACAAATACTTTGAGCAATCCCGTACTGCTTAACGTGGATACTGGGGAATATATCCAAGTAAATGCCACCATGCAGGCGGGGGATATTGTGACAATAACAACCGATTACGGAAACAAAGGCGTAACGCTTACCAGAGACGGCACGACAGAGGACTATTTTAGATACATTGACGTAGACAGTACATTTATGCAGCTGGACATTGGCGACAATGTATTTAGATATGATGCAGCCGCAGGCAGCGACGCTTTAGAGGTAACGATATACCATAATAACAATTATCTGGGGGTATAGCGCATGGAAATACGAGTATTTGACAAGGAAATTATGCCGCTGGGGATTGTTGATGAAATGGACACGCTTATATGGCAGTCTACTTACTGGCAGCAGGGCGAGTACGGCGACGTGAAGATATTAGCCCCTATTACGGATAATAACAACAAATTACTTGTAACGGGCAACATCATTGTAAACCACAGCGACAGCCCAGAGCTTTCCACAGATGCGGGAGAGTGGCGCAGGGGCGCACAGATTACATATAAGACGATTACAAAAGACGAGAAAGGCACAGAGCAGATAGAGGTACAAGCCACGCTGCTTAAAAAATGGCTTTCCAAGAGAATTGTAGAGAGCCAAGTAGTAACAGCAGCTACAAACCAAAGCATTATAAATAGGCTGATAGCGGAAAATTGCGGCAGCAGCGCTGCACAAAAGCGGAAATTTCCGCAGTTTGAGGTATTGGCGCAGGAAGATTTAGGCGGCACGGTTATTGACTACTCAAACGACGCTTACGTAGATTTGGGGCTTGAAATCCACAACAGAGCCGTAGCAGGAAAGCTGGGCTTTGATATTTTAATAAATGAGCGCAGCAGAATGTATGGCTTTTATCTGTATAAAGGCAGAGATTTTACGGCGGCAAATACAAAAGGTAACACACCCTGCATATTTAGCAGGGACTTTGACAACGTAAACGAGCAGGAATATACGGAAAGTATAGAAAACTGCAAGAATGTTGTTTATGTAGAGGGTGCAGCGGACAGCGACAACGCCAGATACACCGTAGAAGTAGAGAAAGAGGAAAGCAGCGGATATGACAGAGAAGAGGTTTACATTGAGGCATCAGACATAAGCTGGACGGCAAAGACCGACGAGGGCGAAGAAATCACGATAGACCTTGACACATATTTAAAACTGCTGGCGACCAGAGGCGATACCGAGCTTGACGGCTACGGCATTGCCATAAATTTTGTGTCTACCATAAACACCACGAGCAACCTTAAGTACAAAAGAGACTTTAGGGTAGGGGATATTATAACGTGCATTGAGAAAAAGTGGGGGATAAAGATAGATGCAAGGATAATAAGCGTAACGCAGACGTACCAAAACGAGAAACTTACGATAGAGGTTACTTTTGGCGACAGTCTGCCTACTCTGATAGAACAAATAAGGAAAGTGAGGTAAAAGCATGGCAGAGCTTAGTTTTCCCTTTAACAGCATAGGCGGGGATAGGCGGTATAAAGCCGAAGAGTTTAGACAGTATTTTGCACTCCTTTTTTGCAACGGCATCTTTTATAAAAATGCCAATGCGCTTAAGGTGGTGCAGGGCGAGGGCATGACCGTACAGCTGAATACTGGCGCTGCGTGGGCTGACGGCTGCGGGTATATCAACACAGCTGCACGGTCATTCACTCTGGATACGGCAGACGGTACGCTTAACCGTATCGACAGAATTGTGCTTAGATGCGATTACAAAGAGCGCAGATACTATGCGGCAGTAAAGAAAGGCACATACAGCGCACAGCCGACAGCACCGAGCATACAGAGGGACGCAGACGCATACGAGCAGGCGGTAGCAGATATTTACGTAGCAAAAGGTACAATTTCTATTACGCAGGCGAATATTACAGACACCAGACTTAATACGGAGCTTTGCGGTATCGTGACTGGGACAGTACAGCAGGCAGATACCACAGAGATTTTTAACCAGTTTGAGGCGTACTTTGAAGAATTTAAACAGCAGTACATTACGGAAATGGAGAGCTGGACAGAGGCGCAGCAGAGCGATTTTGCAGCATGGCGGCAAAAGGAGCAGGCAGAGTTTATAGAGTGGACAGAGTATATAAAAGACATTCTGGACGAGACGGCAGCAGGCAAGCTGTTAAATGAGATTGAAAAGACAGCAGACGAGGCATTTAAGAGACATTACGGCATGAGGCAGCAGGAAACAGAGTTTCTACCAGACGGCAGCATAGTTGTAACGAATGGCGAGGGAGTGTTGACGGTCACAAAGGGGACGGACGCAGAGGGCAACAAGACCATAACAGAAACGCTGGAAACTGCGACAGATACCCACGTAAAAACAACTACTTTCCTGCCAGCGACAGAGGCAGAAAATAAGAAAATAAGAGAGGAGTACACGACGTTATGAGTTATGCAGAGGCGCAATATATTGTAGACGAGCTGGCGGGCAGAATGGACGAGGCGGCAGAAAATCTGGACGCAACAGCAGCGAAACTGGCAGCAGGCATACCGCCGCAGGATATGCAGCTTTTTGATGTGACGATAGGCGACGGAAAGGTAAAGATTAAGTTTACCGAGCCAGCAGACACATACATAGAGGGGCAGAGGATTTGCAGCGTAAAAGGTGTAAAAATTGTTATGAAAGAGGGCGGCTATCCAGTCAATGAGACAGACGGCACGCTTATTATCGACAATACGGAGCTAGGGAAATACACAGATGCAGCGCTGGAAGTAGACGGGCTTACCAATGATACAACGTATTATATCGCAGCTTTCCCGTATTCGGACAGTGGACACTACAACAGAGCGGCGGGGCTGCGTGTTTATAATGACAGCTACGCAGTGAAAAACCGTGCAAAGGCAACGCCGCAGGCGTACATATTGTACGGCTACAAGAGGACAAAAGCGGACAGCAACCCAGCCACAAGGCTTACAGCTACAGATATGGCGGCAGGAATGGGAAAGACGGCGCTTAATACAGAAACGGGGGCGCTGGATTTAAAGGAATGGGTAAACGCATGGTTTGTGAAAGAAAACAAGCCAGTAATGCTGAAATATGACGGCACGATAGACTATGAGCTTAACCCAGACGATTACACCAAGAAAAAGGACGGCACGGCAAGTGACGTGGCAAACAGCGGATATGGCGGCAATGCAATGTCACTCATTCCTACGTGCTGGGTAAAACGCTGGCAAGACGATACATATGAATATTTCCAAGTTTGCAACATCCAGCTGACAGAGGACTTTAAGGCATACGCCCACCAGAGAGAGGACGGCAGCATAATGGAATGGTTTGCACGTTCGATTTATGACGGCGCAAACGTAAGCAATGTAATACGCTCTATCTCTGGTTTGACACCGTGCAACACGGTAGCAGGCAATACGCAGCTTACGTATGCGCAGGCAAACGGTAGCTTATGGGAGTGCGACACATGGAGCAGGGTAGCTCTTATCTGGGATTTGCTGCGCCTCATGTCGCTTAATGATGATGTGCAGACCGCTTACGGCTACGGCTATTATACGGGCATGAGCCAAGCATCACACCTTAAGAGCAGCGGCACTGGAAATACAAAGGGGCAGTTTTACGGAAAGCACGCACATGATGTGGTTAAGGTATTCCATATTGAGAATTTCTGGGGCAATATCTGGAAACTGATGCAGGGACTTATTTACAACACTACGGGCAAGTATGCTGTAAAAATGTGCAGACCATACAGCACCACTGGCAGCGGGTATGATGTTTTGAGCTTTGGTATTTCTGGCACAAGTGGCGGCTATCAGAGTGCGCACAGCATGGGAGAATACGGCTTGCTGCCTACTACGGTATCTGGCAGCGACAGCACGTATATACCAGACGGGTGCTGGTGGAATACGACGCAGCAGAACTTTGCTCGCTTTGGCGGCCATGGCAATGACGGCTTGCACGTGGGGTGCGCTCTGAATCTGAACGATGCGCTTTCTCACTCGGGTTGGAATTGCGGGCTGGGCTTGACTTGTGAGCAACCTTTAGCAGCGTAGCTGCATAGGGGGAACGGGGGAGTATTCCCCCGCATACCCTAAAGGTTACGATAAATTTTAGGGGTTTT